AGGAGTAACACGAAGTTCGATCCTTTCATCATCATAAGTTCCTTTGATTATATTTAACCGATTCAACATTACCTCTCCTTTCTCATAATCTATTGTTCCTTGTTGCGAATTAAGGATAAATCGGTTTTGAGTAGTAGAATCGATTTTATAAAGGTAAACATTACCTACTTGATCATCGGCCAAGTAAACAACATCAGCAGGATAGTCTGCAACAACAAACCCACTACTTTGAACAGCAGATGCTGTACATCCACTCTTCACTACATTTTGATAACAGACTTCATATTGAGTAATTGTATTTAATACTGGTGTAAAATCCTTCCTTAATTTAATACTAGTCTCATTGGAAGTGATTGCGTCATCTGTAGCATCAATTATACCAACAATACGACTGTATTTAAACCTACCATTAAATTTTTCTAGATCTGAGGTAGATCTATACTTGGTAAGTGAAGATACAACTGCTGCTTTCAACTCTGATTCATTTAAAGTCGTTTTAGACTTGTTGTAGTATACGTTTGATTGTAATTCAACGTATGTAATAGAAGGATCGACAATTTCAGGTGTAACTGAAACTACAGCATACTTTTTAAGATCAGTAGAAATTAAATTTTTAGTATACTGTGATAATTTAGCAGAGTAAGACGGTTTTATTACAATTTTGACTTTACCGTATTCTGGTGGGCTAGCGTCTTCTCCACCATAACAAACGATATCAGCAATTGCAGGGAAAATACGACGGATAATGGATTCGTAGTCGTCTGCTGTAACTGCTCTATTTTGTGCGTTAAAAAACTTCGGAGCATTTCTTTTGACAGAATCAATTGACTCAAGAGTTTCTCCTCCAGATGCTGCTGTAGTGGTTACTAATGAAACTGTTGGTGCATAATCACTAGCACCAGTGCTATCTTCTAATACAGCACCGTATGAGAAGACTTTAGCGTTATTTGCAGCATCACCATTAGTTGTGATATATGATACTTCAATATAATTGTTTGTGTCTAATTTTGCACCTAAGATGCCATCACCAAAGATAATCTCGTAACGTTCATCTTCACCTTCTTGTAAGAAGTATACTTGTGATGTACCGTCATATCCAATAATATTATCTGCTAGGCGATACTCAACCACACTAGTACTACTAAATGTTGGTCTAATAGTAACTTTGAGAGAACTTGTATCGATTCCTGGATTCTGAAGGATAAACCTTTGGGGAACCCCTGCATTGAATGTAAAAGTTTCGAGAACATAATTTCCTTCCTTTATTTCTACACTACTAAAGTTAGCAATACTCTGAGTATTCAATCCAACAACATAATCTTTAGCAGTAATGAAAGAATATGTGGTACCATTGATTCTGGTGAGAAATTGTGATCCTCTAGGAAGTTTAACAATCTCTGGAACATTTTGCTGAGTACTAAAATCAGCAGCAATATCAATAACTGCTGTTGGAGACACAGATGACTTGGGAAGATACCCTATTTGCTTGGCCAGAGACACCACATTGTCCCTGAGGGTCGCTGATTCGAGGAACGCCTCATTTACTACCATATTGGCGTTAAACGCCGTGTAGTACGTGTTATACGCTAATACATCTAATAAGGTAGAAAGAGTCGAACCTTCAAAATCGTAATCAGTGAAATCACTATTACTACGCAGGTATTCCTTCAGAGAGGATTTAATCTCTGTAAAGTCTAAATTGGCAACTTGAACGTAAGACATTTATCGGGTTCTTTCTAGAAAGAATTCTACATCACGAACTTGGACATCAGTAGGTATACCAATAATCTCAAACGAAATAGAGCATTCAAAACCGTTACCGTCATAATCAGCATCTACATCACAACGAAGTAGATTGATTCTTGGTTCGTATTTGTTTATTACATATTCAATCTCTTCCTTTAAAAGAGATGCAGTCGCAGCATCAAGAGGTTCAAATAACAAATCTGCAACATTACTACCTAGATCAGGCTTGAAGAATCTTTCTCCCTTCCTGGTCATCACAATATTATATAACGCTCTTTTAACCGCATCTTCATCGGTGGTTATAAGAACGTCTTCTGTAACTGGGTTCATACCCATTGAAATGGATAGATCCTTGAAGTCTACCTTTGTAGGCATCTACAAAATTACTAGTTCGTCACTTTATTTAGCGACTTCGTAAAAGGTATACTTCAAAAACAACTCTTCTCCCTTTTTAATGGGTCTAATAGTACGCATATGATATATCTTACCCCATTCCTCTTCTTCAAATACTTTAACGCAATTAGGAGTTTCACTATGGTTAACAAACCCACCTAAAGGGGTTCTCATAATATCTTCATCAACCACAACGTGTGATATACCCAGATAAACATCATCGGGTATATCCTCCAAAGCAAATAAGCCCTGTCCAGCAACAGGGCTATCTTTTACGTGTAAACACCTAGGTAATGCTTGATACATTAGTATTTTCTAGGATGAGTAGTTAGATCACCGTGTATATCATCAATCTGCTCGATATGAGCGTGATCTACACTAATATGTGAATCTGGTACAACCTTTACACTGTATACTACCTTGGATGTCTTACGGGCAAAATGATAATCTAATCTCTTTTTACCCCAGTACAAACCTACTAACCAGAGAGTAAGGATAAATCCTTCAGCATAACCGATTTCCGTCCAGATCTTATAGATCCACTGCATTAACGAAATTCCCCAATTTTACAAAGTTTAGCATCAACAGATTCAGGAGTAGCCCGAACTCTATACACCACATTATCTCTTTTGGAGAGTGTTGTCAAGAGTTCTGCTACCTTGTTCCACATATTGTTGTAATTCATCCTCTACCTTGACCTCTGTACGGTTTACGTGCCTTATTACGTGAAGTAGCAGAATACTTAGTGTGAGCACCAGAGCCTTGACTGGTCTTTTTAGGGGTCGGTTCAATTTTGTCTGAGTTGTTTGAATAAAGTGCCATTAGTTAGAGCAATCGGTTACAGAGTTATCACCAGGTGATTGAGTTCCTGAACCACCACTTCCTCCAATAGAAGGAATTTTTAAGATGGGGAAGGATCCCAGTCCACCCATTGTAGCAGCAATATCCTTTAATTTGTCAGATGAGCTACCACCTTTACATAATATCACAGTAGGGGCACCTACCGCAACCTTTGATCCGCAAGTGATTGCCGTACCTATCTTAGCAGGGGGGAGTCCAGTTGCACAAATCTTAGGTCCAATCTTCGCCATTACAGCATCTGTTTCCTTATCTCCTGATTTGGGCACCTTTTGAGGGACAGATGGAGACCCTACTCCGCAATCAACGGTAGCACAACCAACCCCAACAGTGCCTGGATGGCACGCAGGGTTCTTTCCACACGGTTTACAGTGTGTAAGACGCACTTGTGTACTTACAAGAGGTGGAATTTTAGTTACTAGGACACTTGTAACGGGTGAAGGGGCATATCCAGCTGGTGGCCAGCATCCGTGACCCGTACAAACACCTGTAGATAGTCCAAAAGCAGACATTATATGTAAATATGTAAGAAAGTATGGTCATTCCGCAAGTGTTGCTTGCCAACTGTCTGTTTGCGGTTCCTTAATAAGTTATTTAGAGTGACACTTCCGTCTTCATTGAGTGTTTTTCCGTCATAAAACGCAATTTCACGTGATTCTTCGTAAATAAAGGAGCTTCCAGTCTCCGCTTGGAGGAAAAGACGGGAATATGCGGTTGCTTGTATACTTGTAGACGCTTTAAATGACAAATTAACCTGCGTTCCAGTGTAATTTGCAGCATCTTCCATTTGAATTGCCGTTTTTGTGTTTAATTGGTACGTACCAGACGCAACATTACCACTTACAGTGATAGTATTATTACCTAGATCGACTGATTGGACGGAAATTACCGTATCAAGACCCTCTACAATCATTCCAACCACAATATCATCAAGATCAAAGTCCGTAGTTGCGTAATTATTGAAGCCTGTTACCGTTAATACACTAGTACCATCCGCAGTACAGTTAAAATCAACCGCAGGTATAAGTCTAGTAACGCTATTAGTGTCTAGATTACCGTTTGCATCCTCTATTACTATACCTCTATAGAGTAGAGAGTAGTCATCAGCAGTATTCATATTGACATTTGTGATGAAAGTACTTCCTATTGTGGTGTCTGCTGCTCCCAATAACTCAACGTCAGGGGCAGAGACGGTAATAATAGGTGACTGAATGTATCCACTACCACCATTTGTGATCTTATAGCCGTAAATACGACCTCCAGTCACTACTGCTTCTGCTGTTGCTTGAACACCACCCTGCAAATCTGGTGCACTTAGGGTAACAGTAGGGGCATTCATATACCCTAGACCTGGATTTAATGCGGTAATGTCACTGATTCCTTGTCCTGCATAGTCATAGTTGTTCAATTCAACGTATCCAAAGTCAGGAAAGGTCGCTGCATCGTAGTCAAATATCTTTATACTAGTGTCAGAGGTGTTTACGAACTCTTTTACCTGTGCTATTTTCACGTCATTATATGGATTACCTTGTCTTTCAACACTTTCTGCCAATAAATCACGGTAAGTTGACCAATTTGAGTTAATTTCTAAGTCAATATTGTAAGTATGGGTCTCTTCTAGTCCAGCATTAGTCCCTAATATGTCATCGCAGAACCAACCACCAACAATTGTGATAGGAAATGTCTGTCTTCCCATCTGATGAGGGATATATTCGTAAATATTCCACTTAATTCTTGGCCCAGCAGGAGGTACTGCCCTAAAAGAATGAGTTGACCACTCTTGCATCTTCTCAACATACCAATTAGAAGGTATAATCGTTGGTTGTTGCTCATTCATTGCATCTGTAACCTCTGCCATACCTATTGCCATATCAATAGGATCAGTCATCTCACAATTCCACGTACGCATCTCTCTCCACGCTTCTGCTGTATCTGTTGCTGTCTCTAATGCAGTATCTGTTATTACTACGTCAGTCTCTTCTGCACCATCGATGATATAACTTGTGTGTTTTACTAGATCAGCAGGTTCACTTAAACCTTCTGTAAGAGCAGCATAGTTCTCCATACTACCAAAAGGTGATCCACTACCACAACCAGAGGTTGCTGCTTCAAAGAACTTATCCCAATTCGCTTCCATTTTCTCTTGAAGTCCTGTATGCTTCCAGTTCTTTAATTGAATAGGATCTCCATTGTCATCTTCTCCTAACAATGGCACCTTTACATAGACTCCTGTATCAGCATTAATAGGCCACGTGCTTTCCCTAGTACAGGTAACTGTTGTCTTCCCCCAGTTATCCTTTGATGATACATCTCTGAATTCTTTT